GGCGAGGTGCCCCTGTGCGAGGGCTGCGCGGCCCTGTGCGCCTGCTGCGGGCGGTTCGTGGACCGGCACGAGGACGGCCTGCCCTTCGCCGGCAAGGGCCTCGCGCACACGGCCTGCGCGCTGGTGGCGAGCGCGGCGGCTTCGGGCGGTCGATACCTTGAAGAACCCCTTCGACCAGTTGAGAGTGACCTGGCAGTTGACGGCGTCCTGCCTGTCAACAAGTCAACAAATGGTCCCCTAGGTCCCCAGGTCCCCAATGCCAAAGACGTCGCAACGCACCCAGGATCTAATGCGTCAGGACGGGTTCATCTCGATCTGTGAGGCGGCCCGGATGACCGGACACACCATGACGACGCTCTACAAGCGGATCGAGCGCGGCACCTTGCGGGGCCGACGGTCGGGCATGTTCCACTTTGTCGAGCTCGAGAGCCTGTTCGCGGCGTACCCGCACATCAAGCCCCCAGAGGCCGAGGACCCCAGCAGCAACAGCACGGAGGCGACGTAGATGGCAAAGGAACGGCTCCCGGTCGAGCACGTGGTGGACTACGGCAACCGGGCGGATTGGCTGGCGGCCCGGCGCAGCGGCATCGGCGCCAGCGAGAGCGCGGCCCTTTTCGGCCTGTCGCCCTACCAGAGCCGGTTTTCGCTCTGGCTGATCAAGTCGGGGCGCGTGCCCGAGTGGGAGCCCGAGGGCGACGTGGCCGAGCGCCTGCGCTGGGGCCAGTTGCTGGAAGGGCCAATCGCCGACGAGCACGCCCTGCGCACAGGCCGCAAGCTGTGGCGCTTCTCCAGCTTCTGCATCGCCCAGCACCCGCAGCTGCCGTGCATGTTCGCCACCCCCGATGGGTTCATCATCGAGGCGCCGGACCGCCGCGCCTTGGGCCTGGCCGAGGAGGGCACGCTCCAGATCAAGAACACGGCGAACGTCTTCGACCCCGACGGCTGGTCTGCGGGCGTGCCCCAGCACGTCCAGATCCAGGTCCAGCACGAGCTGGCGGTCACGGGCCGCGACTACGCGACGGTCGCGACGTTGGCCATGGGCAACAAGCTGATGACCTGGGACGTGCCCCGCCTGGACGGGTTCATCGAGGAGCTGCAGATCCAGGTCGAGACGTTCTGGGAGTCGGTGCAATCGGGCCAAGAGCCCGAGGTCGACGGCCACCCCCGCACACTCGAGGCGCTCAAGCGCCTGCATCCCAAGGACAACGGCTGCGTGGTCAACCTGCCCGGCGGGGCCCTGGAGGCCTGGGACCAGCTGCGTGCGGCCAAGGAGGCGGGCAAGGCGGCCGAGCGCCTGCAGGCCGTGGCCGAGGCGCGGGTGAAGGCCTGGCTGGGTCCGAACACGTTCGGCGTCCTGCCCGACGGCACCCGTCTTTCCTACAAGACGATCGACAACCCGGGCTACACGAACGTGGTGCCGCCCTACTCCTACCGGATGCTCCGACAGACCAAGGAGCCGCTGCCTGCCGAGCGCGCGCCCGAGCCGCCGCCTGGGGGCCCGCCCGAGCTGGCGCCGGTGCCCAGTGACGATCTGACCGTGGCCCGCAAGGCCGCCCGCAAACCGAGCAAGAAAGGCAAAGCAGCATGAGCGCGAATCCCCCGGCCTCGACCCCTGGCCGATCCGTGGCCGTCCCCCGCAACACGTCGCCCGCGCCGGCCGCCGCAAAGCCCGGAGCCGATATCGCCAAGAGCCCGTTCCAGAGCTTCCGCGGCACGCTCGAGCGCATGAAGCCGCAGCTGCTGGCGGCCCTGCCCTCGCACATCAAACCCGATCGGCTGATCCGGATCATCCTGACCACGGTCCAGCGGACGCCCGAGCTGCTGGAATGCACGCCCGAGTCGCTGCTGGGCTCGCTCCTGCAATGTGCCCAGCTCGGCCTCGAGCCCGACGGCGTGCTGGGGCAGGCCTACCTGGTGCCGTTCCGGAACTGGAAGAACAACAACCGCAAGGAGGTCCAGCTCATCCCCGGCTACAAGGGGTTGATCAAGCTGGCCTACCAGAGCGGCGAGGTGGGCCACATCACGGCCCGGGTCGTGCGCGCCAAGGACAAGTTCCAATACTGGTATGGCCTCAACGAGGGCATCGAGCACGAGCCTCATCGCGGCTCGGACGCGGGCGAAATGGTGGCCTGCTACGCCTGGGCGAAGATCAAGGGCGTCGAGGGCAAGCAGTTCGTGGTGCTCGAGCGCTGGGAGGTCGATGCGATCCGCGAGCGGGCCAAGGCGTCCGACAAGGGGCCGTGGGTCACCGACTACGACGAGATGGCCAAGAAGAGCGCGCTTCGGCGCCTCTGCAAGATGCTGCCGGCCTCGGTTGAAAAGGACAACCTGGCCCGCGCCGTGGCGCTCGACGAGCACGCCGAGGCCCACATCAGCCAGCAGATCAGTTACCAGGACATGATCGACATTGACGTCGAGCCGGTCCCACTGCCCACGCAGTCCTTCGCGCCCGATCCGGGCCCGGCCGCGGACGGCCCCGAAACCCACCAGTCAGCGGCCGAGGCCGGCGCCGCCGCCGGCAAGTCGAAGCCCGCCAGCCTCGACGACGTGGCCGCCCAATCGAGGGCCGCGCGCGAAGCCCTCGCTGCCACTGCCGGCGATCCCCGCGCCGCCGCCATCGCGAAGGCGCGAGCGGCAGGCCGCACCACGTTCGACTGGGGCGGCAAGACCGAGAAGGTGCCGCCGCTGCCCGCGGGCGCGTCGCCGCCTGAGCTGGACAAGCTGCACGAGAGCATGATCGGACAGGGCACGCCGCCGGCCGACCCGTCGCCGCCCGAGCCCGGCAGCGAGGGCTGATGGCTGCGGGCGAGAAAACACCGGCGCCCGCGCCCGTCGGCATCGCGGTCCAGCCGATGCTGATCGAGGTGCCGGTCCTCAAGCAGGCCGATCTCGAGGCGCTGGTGGTCGACATCGACGCGCACATCGCCTCGGGCGTTCGCCTGCGATCGCGGGTGCGCTCGGTCCTTCGTCAGGTCCAGGCTGCGATGGACCGGTGGGCATTGCCACCGGCGCCGACGACACCGAAGCCTCGAAAAACGTTAAGTCTCGTGCCTGATGATCCGAAGCTGAAACAGCCCAAGTAGTGCGCCCGCGCTTCAGGTGCGGACGCCGTGCACTTTGTTAACATAGCCTTGCACGCACGTGCCGGCGACCTGTCGGGCACTCACGCCCAAACCTGAGGGGTGATCGATCTCCGGTCTTTCGCCCAAGGCGCGCGACTGTGTAAAAGGTTCGTCCGCCGCTGCGACGATTCTGTTGCTCGGCTGCAACGCACGGAGAGGAGATGCCCCTTGCCGGTCGTAACGTATGCCTTCGCTAGTTTGATGGAGTCCCGTCGCCCCGCGACTCGGGTCCGCCGCCTGATCGAGGGGAAGAAAATCTGCGCCTTCTGCGAGGAAGAGTATGAGCAGCGCCCGCACGAAAGACCGGAACGCCACTGCTGCAGCAAGCCCCGCTGTGAGGCCGCCTGGGAGGTGGCCAAGCTGCGGGCGCGCGATCGTAGAACGCCACGACCAGCACTAAATTCCCCGCCGCGGCCGCTGCGGACCGGAAATACGTGAAGCTGTCGACGCTCATGAAGCGGGCCGCGAGCGCGAGCAAGGACGCGCGCATCGACCAGCCCGACGTGACCGAAGAGGACCTCAGGCGGGGCGCCCGCATCGCGCTCAATGAATGGCTGCGGCGGTACGCGAAGCCCGACGAGACCGACCCGATCGGCCTCGCCGACGAGTTGCTGCACGAGCTTGACTGATCAGCGCGACGACCAGTGCTCGCCGCCCTCGGCGCTGGCCTCGGGATCCTGGGTGTAGCCCGGGCGGTTCTCGATGCCCTCGAAACGGACCAGGTTCTTGATCCAGCGCGCGCTGGCCACCCCGACATCGCCGTGGCGGTTCTTGCCCACGATGAACTCGGTGGTGGTCATGTCGTCGCCCTTGGCGATGGCCGCAGCCTTCTCGTCGTCGTTGAAGTAGTAGGAATTGCGGTGGATGAAGATGATGATGTCCGCGTCCTGCTCGATGGCGCCGCTCTCGCGCAGGTCGGCCAGGCCGGGCCGTTTGTCCTCGCGCTTCTCGAGGCTGCGGTTCAGTTGCGACACCGCGATGATGGGCAGGCGCGTGCTCTTGGCCGCGCTCTTGAGGCCGCGGGTGATGGCTGCCACCTCCTGCTCGCGGCTCTGTCCCTTGCCCCCGGGCGAGGTCGCCAGCTGGGCATAGTCGACGATCACCAGGCCCGGCAGCGGCTCGCCCTCGGGCGTGAGTTCCACGCCGCGGGGAAAGTAGCGCTCGTCGGCCCGGAAGCGCCTGATCTTTGCAGTCATCTGGGCAATCGACATGCCCGGCGTGTCCTCGAGCTCGATCGGCGCGGCCTGCAGCTGCTCGCTGGCGGGGTAGAGCTGGTGGGACCATTCGTTCTGTGTGATCTCCCCGCGCACGAGGCGGCGTGTATCGATGCGGGCCCGCGCCCCGATCATCCGATCGGTCAGCTCGTTGCGGCCCATCTCGAGCGAGAAGATCAGGACGGGATGGTTGAGGTGGACTGCCGCATTGAGGGCGCAGTTGTCGAAGACAAAGGCGCTCTTGCCCATGCCCGGGCGCCCCGCCAGCACGATGAAGTGTTCTGCCTGCCAGCCCTGGGTCAGGCGGTCGAGCGGGTAGATGCCGCTCGGGATGCCGAGCAGGTCGCGCTTGCTGAGGCCGCGGCGCTCGTAGCGCTCAAGGGCTCGGGTGACGTCGGCCCTGAAGCTCTGCTTGCTCGAGCGCTGGGCATTGAGGGCGAAGACGGACGTCTCGAAGTCGTCGAAGAGCGAGTCGTCCTCGTCGCCCTGATAGGCCCGGGCCTGGATGTCCGCACAGATGGAGATGGCCTTCCGCTCCTTGGCCTTGCGGATCACGATCCCCACCCAGTGCATGATGTTGTCCGAGGCCAGCACGCTCTGGTCGTCCATCAGGCGCAAACAGAATGCCTCGGCCCCGCCCTCGAGCGCGTAGGCGCCGCGGCTCTTGATCCGGTTCGCGACCGTGACGGCATCGATCCCAACCCCGGTGGTGATCAGCTCGCACATGACGGCGAAGACCTCGCGGTGCACGGGTAGGAAGAGGTCGTCTCCGTCGAGGACCGGGATCACCTCGAACGCGTTGGTGGGCTTGGCCAGGATGCCGCCCAGGACCGCGCGCTCGGCGCTCTCGCTGTAGGGCGGCTTGCGCTCGCTCATCCCGCAGCCCTCATTGCGCCATTGAATCGCAACCGTTCAAGGCGCTGGTATTGCTTTCGTGACCGCTCCGCGAGGCGTCGATAGAGCTTCTGCATGCGGGGAGAGAACCTGGGGTCGCCCTCGTGGGTCTCCGGGACCGTCGGCGATGAGAGCCGCGCGATCAGGAGCGCATGTCCGACGCGGGCCTGGTGCAGGTTGGTGTAGCGGTGCTGCTCGTCCCATTTCTCCCCGGGCAGTTGAACCATGGACTCGAACAGGACCGGCGTGTGTCGGCCGCCCCGCATGTGCAACATGTCGCCGAAGTTGTGGTCAATGCCGAGAAACACGGTGCTGATGCAGGTCCCATCGGCCAGCTCGGTCAAGTCGACCCGGTGCTCGATGCTGTGGATCAGGCTCCAGTCCAAGAGGTCGCCCGTGAATTTCTTGGGTCGGCCCA